TGGCATTGTCCGGGAAGAAGGGGACGCGGACCGCTGGCAGGTTGCCGATCTGCTTCTGGCTCACCAGCACTTGACCGGCCAGCTTGTCCTGGTTGTTGTCAGCGTTGTTGATGATGGGGAAGTATTTGTCGGCCAGCAGCTTACGGCCGCAGATGACCACCAAGTCGGTATCGTCTTGGTACCAGGGGGCGATCATCTCGTTGACGGCATCGAACACCAGGGCGTCGAGGTTGTGGTAGTCGCCTTCTTTGGTGTCGGCGTCATTCTTCGGCTGGTAAACGTAGATCTTGCCTGAGCCTTCGGTTCCTTCATCCATCACTTTGGCCGGCGCGTCTTCACGGATGTGGTACAGCCAGCCTTTGTTCACATCTTGCAGCAGCGGGTTGGTCTGGCGGTTGGTGTTCTTCTCCACGGCGACGCCATTCCAGCCAATCATGATGCGATCGAGCCCCTGTCGCTTGAGGATGGCATCGCGGATGCGGGTCTGGAAGTCGGGAAACTTGGCCCAGATATCCAGTTTGTTGTAAGGGAGGCTGGTGTCGTAGTTGGTCTTGGCACACTCGTATTCATTGGAATAGAGCGTGCTGGGGTCGTTGGGTTCACGAACGTGGTTGGTAGTATCGGTGCGGCCTGCAATGGTGCCGGCGATGTCGATGCCAACTTTCTCCCCCTTAATCTCTGTGACAGGGATGATCTGGATCATTTTCAGGAATTCGACCGACTCCTGCATTTTGGTTTCCAGGGTCTGCTGGACGCTGGGCTGCACGTTGAACTGCACCGTGGCGCTGGAGACGGCGTTGAGTTTGGCCACCTGGCCGGTGAACTCGTTGAACTTCTGGCGGGTTTCGTTACGCATTGGGCATGGTCCTTAGCAGTCGGTTTGAATGGTGGCGCCATCGCTACCGGTGGCTGGCTGGCGCTTGTGGCTGAAATCTTCCTGGCCTTCCAGCTTGGCGGTGAGGTCGGCCAGCGCCTTGGCGGTGGCGTCCTGCTTGTTGGTCAGCTCGGTGATGGTCTGGGCCTGCTCGGTGAACTTTTTCTGCAGGTCGGCATCGAGGCTGGTGACCTCTTTCGCGACGGTCTCGACGGCCTGGTGAACGTCGCTGAGATCAGCGGTGGATTGCTTCTTGTGGGTGGAGAACAGCGCGGTGACCCTTTCCAGCAGACCTGGGCCCTTGTCGCCCTCTTCGGTGAATTCGACCTCGGTTTCGATGGCGCAGGTAAACAGGTTGGTCGATTTTTGCTTGCGCGCTGCCAGCGGACTTTTGTCACCAGCACCGGCGCAGAACTGGAGGTATTCGGTACCAAGGCTGGCGGGGGTGTTGGTCACTGCAAGACCTACTAGGTAGGCCTCGCCGGTACCTGCAAAGTCCAGATCCAGCTCGACGGAGGTGTAAACCTTCTGGCGGGCTTTGTTGAGTTTGATCAGGTCTTCGGTGGGGTCGATATCGGCGAACAGGGCCATTTTCTTTTCGCCGTCGATCTCGACCTCTTCGGCATAGACGGAGATCACGTCGCCATAGGCGCGAAAATCGCTATCAGGGAACGGGCTGAGGTAGTGTTCGAGGTTAACGCGGGCGCCGTACTTTTCGCGGTTGTAGTTTTTGGCTGCCTGGGTGAGCCATTCCGGCGCGATGGTGCGGCCGTCGGTGGTTTGGCCTGCCACCGCGACGCGCTTGAATTTTGCTTTCTTCGCCATGAGCTGGGATCCCTTTGGTGATTGGGTGGTGATGTCGCGGTTATGGTCTGGGTGACAGGCGGGATCGTGCAATCGGCGGCCAGTGTGTACGGCGCTGGCACACTGGCGGGGTGGCGTTTGGATGGGTTGTGGCTGGGTAGACTGGCGCCATGACGACAGCACCCTTACTTTTCCCCCATATCGAACCCAGACGGCAGGCCATGCACCTGTTCTTCCAGGGCTATCCGCTCCGTGCCATTGCTGAATTGCTGCAGACGCCGGAGGGGACAGTCTCTACTTGGAAACGACGCGACGGCTGGGATGACATCAAACCCATTGACCGGGTCGATTTCGCTATCTATGCGCGGATGTGCCAGCTGATCGCCAAGGAGGTGAAAACCGGCGGCGACTTCAAGGAGATTGACCTGCTGGGCAGGCAGTTGGAGCGGATCGCCCGGGTCAACAAATACAGCAACGGAGGCAATGAGGCCGACCTCAACCCCAAGGTGGCGAACCGCAACAAGGGGCCGAAGAAGGCGCCGGTTCGCAACAATTTTGATGAGGCTCAGCTCGAGAAGCTGGGCGAGCTGTTCCACGGCAATATGTTTGGCTATCAGAAGGTCTGGTATCAGGCTGGTTTGCAGCACACGGAGCGCAACCTGCTCAAGAGCCGCCAGATCGGCGCCACGTTCTACTTTGCACGGGAGGCGTTGATTGATGCGCTGACCACTGGTCGCAATCAGATTTTCTTGTCAGCCAGTAAGGCGCAGGCCCATCAGTTCAAGCAGTACATTCTGGCTTTTGCTCAGGAGGTCGGGGTTGAGCTCAAGGGGGATCCCATTACGCTCGGCAACGGCGCCATTCTCTATTTCCTCGGGACCAACTCCCGCACCGCCCAGAGTTATCACGGCAATCTCTACATCGATGAATACTTTTGGATCCCCAAGTTTCAGGAGCTCTACAAGGTTTCCAGCGGCATGGCGATGCAAAAGTTTTGGCGGCTGACCTACTTCTCGACGCCTTCAAGCCTTTCGCACGATGCCTACCCGTTCTGGTCTGGTGCGATGTTCAACAAGGGACGGCCGAAGAACGAGCACATAAAGTTCGACGTTGACCATGCGGCTTTGCATGGTGGGCGGCTGTGCGGTGATGGCCAGTGGCGGCAGATCGTTACGGTTGAGGATGCCGTGCGTGGTGGCTGCGACCTGTTCGACCTTGACCGGCTGCGGCGGCGTTACTCCCCTGATGACTATAACCAGCTGTTGATGTGTCAGTTCGCTGATGACACTGACAGCGTATTCCCGCTCGCCATGCTGCAGCGCTGCATGGTCGATAGCTGGGAGGTGTGGGAGGACTACAAGCCTCACGCAATGCGCCCGCTCGGTCATCGGCCTGTATGGATCGGCTATGACCCGGCCAAGGGCGGGCAGGGTGATAGCGCGGGTTGCGCCGTGCTGGCTCCGCCGGCGGTACCGGGCGGCAAGTTCCGAGTGCTGGAGCGCCACCGCTGGAGCGGTATGGACTTCGACGCCCAAGCGCGGGCCATCAAGGCCATGTGCGAGCGTTACAACGTCGGGTACATCGGCATTGACACCACCGGGATCGGGGAGGGGGTTTACCAGTTGGTGAAGCAGTTCTACCCAGCGGTGACTCCCATCCAGTACAACCCGAGTGTGAAAATCCAGATGGTGATGAAGGCCCAGGATGTGATGAACAAGGGGCGGCTGGAATTTGACTGCGGGATGACCGATCTGGCCCAGGCCTTCATGAGCATCCGCCGCTCTGTGACTGCTGGCGGCAAGATGCCGACCTTTGAGGCCAGCCGGTCAGAGGAAACCAGCCACGCCGACATTGCCTGGGCCACGATGCAGGCCCTGTTACATGAACCGCTGGCAGGTGCCACCGGTGCCAATACCAGCATGATGGAGATTTTCGCATGAGAAAGCGCCGCCCACAGCGCCATACCTCGCCGATGACGGCGACCCAGAAACCCGGCGCGGCCATCGAGGCGTTCAGCTTTGGCGAGCCGGTGCCCGTCTTATCGCAACGGGAGGTGTTCGACTACCTGGAGGCCATGCACAACGGCCGCTGGTACGAGCCGCCCCTTTCCCTCAATGGCTTGTCGCGGGTCTATCGGGCCGGGGTGCATCACGCCTCGGCCATCCAGGTGAAGCGCAACATCCTGCGCTCCTGCTTCATCCCGCATCCGAAACTGAGCCTGGCCGCCTTCACCGGGTTGGCGCTGGACTATCTGATCTTCGGCAACGGCTATCTGCAGGCGGTGCAGAACCGACTCGGCGGGGTGCTGCGCTATGACCACCTGCGGGCCAAGTACACCCGGCGCGCCCTGGACTTGGACACCTATTGGTGGATTGCCCAGCCCGGCCAGGAGCAGGCGCTGCCGGCCGGGCGGGTTGGCCATGTGATGGAGAGCGACATCAACCAGGAGATCTACGGCATCCCCGACTATGTCGGCGGGCTAAACTCTACCCTGCTCAACGAGTCGGCCACCCTGTTTCGCCGCAAGTATTACGAGAATGGATCCCACGCTGGGTTCATCATGCACATCACCGACGCGGTGCAGAACGAGGGCGACATTGCGGCCCTGCGTGAGGCGCTGCGCCAGAGCAAGGGGCCCGGCAACTTCCGCAACCTCTTGCTCTACACCCCGAACGGCAGCAAGGACGGGGTGAGGCTGATCCCGGTTGCCGAGGTGGCGGCCAAGGATGATTTTCTCTCCATCAAGAACGTCAGCCGCGACGACCAGTTGGCCACCCACCGGGTACCGCCCCAGCTGATGGGAGTGATGCCGAACAGCACGGGCGGGTTCGGCGATGTGACCAAGGCCGCCCAGGTGTTCGACATCAACGAGATCGACAGCATCAAGGCCAGCCTGCTGGCGCTCAATGACTGGGCAGGGGAGGAGGTGATCCGGTTCAACCCTTACAAGCTGGCCGCCGGCATCGAGCAGGCCAGCCAAGGCGACATGCTGCGCTGACCCGGCCTGTGCATCCCGACCACCCCGCCACCTGGCGGGGTTTTCTTTTGCCCCTCACGTGGCCGCATCAGCGGCCCGCTGCTGCATCACCGATGCGGGCTACCCTTGCACCCTAGCAGATCCTTTCACGCGCATCCTGAGCGGCTGGCGCAGCCTGCCGCCCCCCTGCCAGCACCGCTGGCGCGCAATCGGGACCCCGCCTCGCCTGCCCGCTTTATGCGTGGAAAATCATGCAGGTGAACGACGGGGGCAGGGGAACGGTTCCCCGCGCCAGCACTGGCCGCGCGGGTGATAACGGATCCTTTTCGCGATCCTTCACTTTCCATCAGATCCTTTCATCTTTGACCTGACTTTTTTGAGCATGCGTCGGCAGGCTCGCCTGATCTGGTTTTCTGCTATGCCCAGGTCTTCCTGCGAGTCAGTCTCTGTCAATCTGCGGGCGAGATAGTCTAGCTCAACAATCTCTCTCTCCATGGTTTCTAACGTTCCGCGCATGTGGCCTCCCAAGACCGTTAATTATCATTCCAAAAGCACCCTATCACCGACATGAGTTTTTAGGCAGGGCCGCGAAATCCTTTATTTTCAACAGGCAAAAAACAGGCCTCCGCAGGTGGCGGATTTTTGCATTCCTCTTGAACTGTTGGCGCATCTTAGGCGGCTTGAAATATCTAGGTCAACCACCCGTGAAAAATATTTTATTAACAAATGCTTTTGTTTGCTGACGGCATAACTGCCATAGGCAAACCGCAGTCTCCTAGTCGTGAACATCCTAACAAGTCAGTGAAACCGCGCTTCTCGTGTACGTCAGTCCCAGATGAGAGGTGGGGGTGGTGGCTTGGATTTTAACAACCCATCCAATGGCGTGGTGGGCAATGCTTAAATGGGGGTATGTAAGCAATTCACCATCACCTAAATGGTGTTGTTTTAATTTTTAAAGGACATGCTTTTATATTAAAAATATATCTCTTGTATATACATCATATATACATTGCATATGTTTTTACCGGTTATGTACCTATTGTGTACCTCCTGTGTACATAATAGGTACACAACATCGAATATATTAAAAAGC